CGCGAACTCAACATCATGTACCCGTCCATACTCAGTGCGCTCGCCAGGGTAAGGGGTGTAATCATCAGCCATGTTGCTTTTGATTTTGAGAGTGATCGTCATTTTTGTTTCCTCCCTTGCATGATGTCCTACGTTTTGGTGCGATATTGCACCTGTTAGGCTGCTACGCGAGAACGTCGCCAAAGCTGTAGTGCCGGGCTATACCGCCCTTATCGCAGTATTCGCGGTATGTGTCAGATTCGAGCAGTTGAGAATCGCGCAAAGTTTCCCATTCAATCTGGACCTTGGAGAGTTTCTGAGAGAGATTACGCGCATGATTTTCCAAGACGAGCATACGGGAAAGTTCCCGGCGATCCCGTCGAAGTTCGCGGGCAGCCTTTACCTGTAATCTCGCTTTCTTTTCTTCAGATGTGAATTTCATGGTTTTCATCTCCTGTACTCATCAATCGAGTACATAATCAGAGTATACAAACCAGCTTTGTATGTCAATAGCCATGCCTGTGCAAAATGTGGAAAACTCACTTATCGCCAGTGTTTACGCGTGTGAAAATCTTTTCGGTTGATCTCCTAGAAGCTGCTGATGTATGAGCAGGGCACGGGTACTGCATAGCTCTAGCGCTCACTACGCGGCCACATTTAGGGCAAAGACGCATGATAGGAGGTCGTCCACCTTTGCGTCCCAGGTAGCTCATCACCGCTGATACTGTCTTATCGTCCATAGCAGGATTGTATGCACATAGCTGCTTGTTGTCAAACTGTGCGCTTGGAAGGAAAGACGCGCTATAATCACACCATGAGCAAACCAGGACGCCCCAGCGACTACAATCCAGAGATTGCGGCAGATATTTGTCGAGAGATTGGTACTCACTCAAGTTCTTTAGAATCAATACTCGCAAGCGACGAACGATTCCCCGGAACATCCACTTTTTATAGATGGTTGTTGGATCGTCCTGAATTGCGGGATATTTACGCGCGTGCGAAAACTGAGCAATTACAGATACTTGCAGACGAAATCCAGGCAATTGCCGATGAGCCGCAACCGGGTGAGGTGGTCACGATCAAAGGGGATGAGCGCGAGGTAAAAATCAGCGATATGATTGAGCATCGGAAACTACGCATAGATGCTCGTAAGTGGCTGCTATCAAAGCTCGACCCGAAGAAGTATGGCGACAAGACGGCCATTACCGGCGATGGTGGTGGTCCAGTGCAGATCATTACGAGCATCCCCAGGCCGCCTAAATAGTGGGCGTAATGTACCCATATATGGTACAATGTACCCATGAGTAGAGTAACGCGGGAGATGTGGCGTTGTGACTTGTGCGGGTGGGAGTGGATGCCTGATAGCAGCGCCAAGCCGACGCGGTGCCCTAACCGGGCTTGCCGGTCTCGCAAGTGGGATAGTGGCCCCGTAGCTCAGCCGGTAGAGCGTCGGCCTCATAAGCCGCTTGTCGTTGGTTCGAGCCCAACCGCGACCACCAGATGCACCCAGTCTGGCCATACCGGCTTCCAGAGAGCCGACGGCTACTGGTGCTCAACTTGTAGGAGGATGTACCCATGAGAGAGCTATTTGGCTGGTTCGTCACGTGCTGTCTTTTTGGTTTGGGCCTTTGGTGCTGGAAGATGTACACTCACAGGTGAGGTGATCCATGCCATCCTACAACACTCAGCCAATGCCCACTCCCAAGCCTGCGCTCTACACTGGCGACCAGTACGCTCTGGTCAACAATGCGGCAGTTGATAGCGGGATTCTGGCGACTCAACAGGTGGCCATTGCTCCAGCGCCAGGTGATACGGCAACCTACTGCACGGTGTTCAACGGCACCAATCAGTCGGTACAGATGCAAGCTGCCCCCTCAGATAGTGCTTCGCTGTACGCATCTCTCGGCTCGTCTATCGCTGCCGGTGCTCTTGCTACGATCTCATGCGCTGTGCCGTGGGTTCGCGGCCTGTTCGCTACGGCTCCCACGTCCGGCTCACTCGTCATCTACCACGGATAGGAGAATCATGGACAAGAAGGCGTCTTATGTGACCACCCCGCTAGAGAAGTTATGCGTCTTGCTGGAATCAATCAGCCCGCAAATGGATGAGATAGGTTTCGGCTTCGCCGAGGGATTGCAGGGCAACCAGGGGCAGTTCGTTTATCCCACAACCGTGTGGGGAGCAATTCCGGCTTTAAGTCTTATTGTCTGCCGGAAGAAGGAGGTTTAAGGGTATGGGTCTATCTGGCGCAGAGCGGTTTGTAATCGACACACGCAAGATATACGATCCATACCCTTGACCTTTCCAATGCCGCTTTCATGCTTCAGCCGCACCATACGGGTTCATGGGCGGCGCGGCTGGCCCTGGCAAGCTGCTTCCGCTCTTGACGCCTATTGCGACGCCTTCTGGTTGGACGACCATGGGACAATTGAGTGTCGGCGATGCGATATTCGACGAGGGGGGGAACATCTGTCATGTGGTCTACCTTTCTCCTCTTGACCTGTCGCCCGAATCCATCCAATTGACGTTTGACGACGGATCGCAGCAAGTGTGCTGTGTGGATCACCTATGGCTTACATGGGATGCAGGCGAGTTGGCTGCGCTCACTCGCTGTTCTGAGGAGTTAAGGTCCAAGCGCAGAGCGAATCGACCGTTGCGCGGTCTCGGGAAGAAGCCGTGGACTGTGAAGATGAATCAGGATCGCCGGTACACATACAAGGAACCATCTGGCTCGGTTCGTAGCGCCGCTGAGATTGCCGCGACGCTCACAACGCGAGACGGAAGAACGAATCATGCCGTGCGATTATCTCTTCCTCTACAACTACCGGAAGCTACACTGCCAATCGACCCCTACGTACTTGGCGCGTGGCTTGGCGATGGCGACACGAGCGGAGGAATAATCACCGGCATAGATGCCTCCATATTCGAGCAGATAGCCGCTGCCGGTTATGCACTCGAAAGCAAGGAGAAGCGTCAGGGATTCTGTCCTCGATTCCGAGTTATTGGCTTGACCACGCAACTGTCGGCTCTGAAAGTGCGAGGCTATAAGCACATCCCCCAAATGTATCTCAGGGCCTCCGAAATGCAGAGGCTGGCGTTGCTCCAGGGCTTGATGGATACAGACGGAAGTGCCGACGCCAAGAGCGGGTACTGTGAGTACTGTTCGACAGATAAGAGACTTGCTGATGATGTGTTCGACCTTTGCATCACATTGGGAATAAAGGCGACGATGCGAGAGGATCGGGCCAAACTAAAGGGTGTTGACTGTGGGCCTAGGTATCGAGTTTCCTTCACCACGTCACGGCCAATATTCCGGCTGAAAAGGAAACTAGCGAGACTCCCCAAGACAACTCGCCGGACCGTGAATTTCAGATACATCACCGGCGCGTCAAAGGTGGAATCTGTTCCGATGCGCTGCATCCAGGTAGACTCACCGAGTCATTTGTACCTGTGCGGACGGACGATGATTCCGACGCATAACACCATGGGAATGCTGATGGAGCAGTTCCAGGCGTGCAATGAGTTCAGCAACGAGGATGGCCCCAAGGTCCACACGATTCTTTTCCGGCGCACATTTCCCATGCTCGAAGCTACGGTGATTACCAGGTTCCGCGAGTCGTTTCCGCGAGAGCTTTACCGGCAGTACAACGAGGGGAAGAACCAGGTCACATGGCTGAATGGCGCTACGACCAAGTTCGGCTCAATGCAGTATGAGCATGATGTTTGGGGTTGGCAAGGTCAATGGTTCCACATGGGCTACGATGAGTTGTGCGAGTTCACTTTCAAGCAATGGGCAAGTGTTGCGGCCTGGAATCGCTGTCCGGTGAGCAACAAGCCGCGCAAGTATGGGGCAGGCAATCCTATCGGCATTGGCGCGATGTGGGTAGAGGATTTGTTCGTCAAGGGTATTCCCTGCATGGGGATGGACGATAGCCAGAAGGCGGCGTTTGATCCAGAGGATTACGACTATTTCCCGGCAACCTATCTAGACAACCCGATCTTCGCCAACGATCCGACGTTCCTCAAGAATCTGGAAGCGTACCCGGCAGATGTGCGCGATGCGCTCAAGTTCGGCCTGTGGGGAGCGGCTGGCGGATACTTCAGAGGCGTGTGGGATGAGAATATCCATGTATTCAAGGATGGCAGCGTTCGGTTCCCAGACTGGTATCGCCGGTGGATTTCAGGCAACTGGGGCTATGAAGACCCGGCAAGCTACTACAAACACTGCATGGGTCCAGATGGTGAGGTCTATACCTACGATGAGTTCTATACGCAACACCTTGACCCTGAGAACCTGGCGGAGGCGCTGGCAGAATGGGCGATGGAAGAGGATGAACACGGAAAGTTGGTAATGCCCAACTTTGTGAACTTCACTCAGTCATTCGATGCAAACTACGCCAAAACCACAGCGACGATGGGCGCGGATATGCGGTCTGTGAATCAGCGCATGACTCCTGTATTGCGTCGTGAGGGCATCCCAATACCGCTGCCAAGCACAAGGGACAAGCTGGGGCGCGATACGCTGATGAGGGAACTTCTGGCCAAGCGAATCAGAGTGGGCGAGGATGCTGGTGGGCACCCGATAGAGATTCCAGGCTGGCAGGTAAGCGACAAGTGTCGCCAGTTACGCCGGATAATCCCAATTGTGAAGTCTGACCCGATTCGTGTTGAGCAGATTGAGGCAGGGATTGGCGGATCTGATTCTCCGCTGCAAGGTTCCGGGTACGGGCTGTATGCAATCTTTGGCCGTCCGGCCTCAAAACCGTTGCAGGTGAGGCAGCAGGAGTATTATGAAGGGTTAAGTCCCAAGGCGGACATGACGGCAAAGAGTGTGCTTATGGCAAAATGGAAGCAGGACAACAATCCGAGGAAGGGGTCTCCATGGGCAGCGCGGCAGTAAACCTTCGGACGCAGGAAGAAGTGGTAGCATTTGGAGAGTTGGACTTAAGGAGATTTAGAGAGTTTTTGTCGTCACACGATCAGCCAACCAAAGCAGACTTCGATGCACTCTGGGAAAGTACGGTCAAGGCATGGGAAGCTCGGCAGTGAGTCCAGAAATCCGGTGTTGTTTGGCAGCATAATCATGCGGGATATGGACAATCTCGTGAAAGGATGGAGTCCTTTATGGCGGCAGTGATATTCGTTCTTTTGGTGGTGGTTGCGATTCAGGCAATCGGGTGGTCAGCTACGGCGAAGAAGAATGTCCAGCTTGAAAAACTCATGCTTGACTGCATTGGAGGCCGAGACGTAACCATTGCTGCCGCGAATGACCGCAATACCCAACTTGAGGCCGAAATTCAGCGTCTCCGCAAGATTCCTTTGACACAACCCCAAGAAAAGAGAGATGATTCAACCATCAAGGCCAAGTCGTCGGCGGATGTGCGCCGGTTGACCGAGGCGGCGTTTGGGTTGCAACCTGAGATTGGAGCATCGAATGAAGACGAGTGAATTTGTACAACTCTTGCAGAATGAGTTGATTCTTCCACGTGACCCGCACCTTGCGGATCGCTTCGCTGCCTTGCTTGAGGAGAATTACGAGCCGGTAGCGCCGAAAGAGCCAACCCCGGAAGACGGCGTGAACATCGTTCCCCAGGAGCCGAGTGTTACGGACCCTCCTCCGGTGGAATCTTTGCCGGAATCGACCGAAAGTGAGGCGCTCTAATGGCGCGAGACGGCTTTGACGGACTCGGCAAGATGCGCGGCGGGGAGCGGAATAGCTCTTACATCCCCAAGCCGCATAGCGAAACCAAGCCGCATGAATCGACTGAAGAGCAAGAGAAGAGCGACGGCGGCAGCGATCAGATTCACAGCGTCCATGACCACGGCGATGGGACGTTCCACACAGAGCATCCTGACGGCACCCGCGAAGAGCATCCTGACCATCTTCATATGCTTGCGCACCTTGGCCACAAGGTAACGGACGGCGACAAGCACCACATCGTACATCACGACGGCATCGCAGCCCACTCCCACTCGATTGATGAGCAGGGACAGCATACGGACCACGGTGAGCATAACACCGCAAACGAGGCTCGTGAGGCGATGGACAAGTTTCTCGGCGAAGAGTC